ACGCGGTACTATCTGTACAAGGTTTACTTTATGAGAACGCCACTGAAGCGCAGATGGGCCACCTCTGGACGTTTGTGATGGGCGGACAGTCTTTACTACCCACTGGCACACAAGAGCAGCGAACTTTCTCCGCTGCCGCGTTAACCTGCGGAGATTAAGTCTATGGCTTGGCGTGATATATTCGGATGTGATCTCTCCTTATTTGAGAGGGGTGGGAGACTGACTGATATTGGCACGCTAGCCACAGTTACTATTGGTCCATTATCTTGCGGGTGTATAAACTACCCCGAAGTACGTATAGATTTTATGAAATCCATACGTGACTATAAATTGACCAAGACACGCTGTGACACAGCTGCGTCGTATCGTCTGCCTTTAGATGTAACTGTCACAATGTATAGGAAGCAAAGAGGAAAATATAAACTACTCAGAACGGTTGAGCTAATATGTGACTTAACGGAACCTGAGTTCGTTACCCCTAGTCTTGTCTATACACCAGACCCGCTTCTATTTGACACCTGTATGAATATACTGGTGGTGGATAGACAAATTGATGCATGGTTGAAACGCGTTTTAGAAACACCATACGGAGAACCTTTTATCGCAACGTGAAATACGATTACTCAGAATACCGCACAGGGTGTGGATGCGTGTCACCAATTTACGAAGGCGAAGGGTATTCCAGTGATACTGTTTTCCCCATATCTACTCCTATCTGGCAATCAATGTGTTTGGAAACGTGTATTGAGGGTCTCACTACATGCACTGTCTTGTTAGACGGTTCTAGTATTTGCCTCCCTAATGAGTACATTCCTTACATCCCACGCCCACCTGAAATATCGGACATACCAGTCGTTTCTTACGAGATACGAGACACCCAACTTTTCTGGGGTGATGGTATGGGAGGTTCGTGGATAGACGGAAAGTGGACAGACCCTAACCCTAATCGTGTACGAAGTCATGACACAACTCTGGGACTTATGCATCTTGCTACTGCCTGGGGATTTAACATGTATTTCAACCAATTTGGTGATAAAGTCGTCTATGTAAGTCCTGCCACAGCCGCTGGGTTTGGATTAGATGAGTACGGGTTCCGTCAAAACATTCCCCCTGATAGGAAGCGGACCGTATATTGGCGACTAGTCTATATCTATACCAGTTCCAATAACATCGTGACCAGGGCAGCAAATACTTTGTTGTTTTGCATTCCATGGCCAGAAGGGGACGCTCCGCCTGATCCGTTAGAAGATGGGATCGTGGAACCTGAATATTTTACTCGACGGTGGTCATTAACCCCATGTATTAACGAGGCCATTTAATCATGCCCCCAACCACACATTATCGTGATGCCTGGGAAGATCCAGGTGACTGGGAACAACGTAGCTCTAGTATGCTATTCTCACCATCCACGAAGTCTATCATAAATATGACATCGGCGTATTGTTCTTCGCGAACACCATGTCCAGATGACACGCCATATAAGGTAGGAACAACATCCATGACACTGAATGCTATTTACCCTGCCGTTACGATGATGTTATCTGCAGCCTACTATGACTCAGCGTTCTTTGGAAGTGAGATACATGGGCATATCGATTATCTGTTACGATCCCGCCAAATAGCTAACGGAAACGTTACTCGTTTTGGAGGAGGCTTCATTTCCGCTATGACTATACCATGTCTAGCCTAAATTCTGTTTAAGCAAAGGAAGAACATCATGCCACAGGGCGTCAAAATCGTACTTACTCCTATTATCGATCACTTCCCTGACAGTGAGGTTCCGCAAATGCGTGGAGCGCCACAGGTCTTTCTCTGTTTGGGAGAGGTTCCCGAACCGCTGAAGGGCAACGCGATTCCCATCGGTCCAGTGGATCTTCCTGTTACATCTAAGATCTTCTATCTGTCTCGCGTCAAGGATAACCCCCTTTCTAGTCTCAAGATCGTGAACTCTGTCCACGAGTGGGCTTCTGGTCTCAGTACCTCGGGCAGCGGCTTCTCCGAGTTGTTGGGGATCCCATTCTATATCAACTCCATTAAGGTAGTTGAGTGCCTGCACTGCGCTAATAAGGATACCCTTCGAACGCCAAACATGGTGGCTGAATTTGCCGAGACAGTAACGTTGCCACTCCACATCATCAATAACGCCGGCTTCTCCTTCAAGGATTTCAAGCTGTATAATGTGCCTGACGCTATGAAAAGACTTGAGACCTTGGTTCTCTTGACCGGTGGCAGTGTCGAGCTTCGTGCGTGGCAAGAAGTGGGATGATTTCAAGCGGATTGGATGTCCATCTCTAACCAGTTCCACAAATGCAGGGAATGCAGGGTTACCCTTACAATTCTCTAGTGTTGCTATAGTATCTAGCATATCACATCCTACGGGAGATAAGCCTTCATACTCTTTGCGCACCCATTTGTCTTCCTGGTCTATCTGAACGTCTTTATATAGTAATCGTGCCCATGCGCGATACAATGAATAGACACCATCAGAAGTCACCTCCAAGTCCTTCAGCCAGTAGTACTGGTTGGCTAAGAAACTAGCATACCTGTAATCCCCTTGGGAATATTCTTGTTTGCTAGGGTTAATAACCATACCGAACTTCTGGACGTACTCGTAAAACCACATGGTAGGGACGACGGTTTCGCAATCGTAGCAAAACAATGTATCATCCCCATAACCAACGTGTCTTACATCATCAATACCATACTCAAAAGAAAGGGCTTTCATCATGCATACTGCGATGATCCGATTCCATATGGTTCCGATAATACCAGTTGGCCCGATACCTGAACCTAATCCAAACCCTTCTTCGGCGTATAACATTGAGTGAGCATGTATGAGACCAGGATTATCAAATGATGCAAACATTACATCCAGTACCGATCCCCACTCATCATCAAAGGCTGACTTTAATACGTCTCTAACACTATTTCTAGCGTAACTCATCGTATGTTGATCAAAAGCCTCGTAATCCATACTGAAACATGTGTTATAACGGCGCACCCATCCTTGAATAATGGGCCCTACCACGTGGTTTCCTTGGTACCCGACCCCCCACTCAGTGAGTTTGAGAGCATTCAGGACTGGGTGAGTGAAACATTTCTCGAAAAGGGCACCATACTTAGCAGGCGCCATGGTAGCCCGTACCTTAGGAGCTTCCTCACCGTTGGGGACAACTCTATTGAATACGACCCAGGGGCTTTT